GATTTCACGATATATTTCTCTCGTATCCGTTCCTATCCTATCCGCCGCCTGCGGCTGCTCTGTCTGATTTGATTGGATAGGATTTGATATATTCATACTTGATAATTCTTTATTTGATTTATAAGTACTTAATTGTGCGGGATTTTCCTGTTCAGGTTTTCCCAAGATTGGATTATCCAAGACTGGATTTTCCCGTTTAGGTGAAGATTGCTGAGGCTGCTCCAAAATGGTATATTCAACCGTTGTGAGCTGCCCCGCATTGTTACGGATACGCTGCCGTATAATATATCCGTTTTCCTCCAGCTCCTTAACCGTGGAGCAGATACTATCAACACCGTCCTTGCAGATACGGGCAAGCCCTTTTGTGGTGTAATCCCAATCCTCCGGCAGTGATAGCATGAGGGAGAGCAGTCCTTTCGCTTTCAGTGAGAGCGCCGTATTTCGCAAATGATGATTTGCCATGACCGTATAATCCCTTGTCTTTTCTATGCGGAATACCGCCATAGTCTGATACCTCCTTTCCATGCAAAAGAGGGCACAAAAAAACGCCATAAGTATTAAATACCTATGGCGTTTGGCACAGAACAAGGGATACCGCTTTTTCAAATGGTATCCCTCGTATCTGTCAATATTCAATTTTACAACTTCATACTGTGTGCCCTGCCATTGAAAACATTGATTTTATTGGGTTTCTTCGTGTTTTCTTATGGTAGGGCATGGAAAGCTGTGTTTCTTTTGTTATATCCTCAAATTCAATAGTTGCATTTCCGTTAATAGCAGAAAAAATAATACAATCCTTTGTTAACTCCTCTATAGATAAAACTAGATTATCGACTAGAATTGAAACAGCAGCACAAACGATATCTTCCCCTATCCTTGCATACCCAGCGTGCCCCACTATATTGATTACTGTTGCTCCGTTTTCCGTTTTCTTTGCAATGTTAATCATTTTCTTTTAACAACTCCTTTAACTGCTCGACGGTATATCCACCTGTGCTATTTAAAAGCACTTTGTCGCCATCCAAAACAATTATCGTAGGCAATTTATCTACAAAGTATTTACTAGCCAGAAATGGGGTGTTTTGAACATCTATTATTTGCACTCTTTGCACTCCCACTGTCTCGATTAATGGATCAATGGTTATTCTTTTATAGAATTTACATGGAGAACACCAATCAGCACAAAAAAATAATAATTTACGCATTTATGTAAGCCTCCTCTTTATCATTTTCCCATTTTCTTTATTGTTATGTTTCGCCACATAGTTGTCTAACCAAGTATCCCAATTATCCACTACTATTTCAAAAGTACAGCGGCACCATGTATGCAACGCTGGAAAATTTATGCCTGCAATCCTGTCTTTGATCTTGAATGCTTTCTCGGATAAACCTCTGCATATTTCGCATTCTCTCCCATCTCTTTCAGGGAGCAGTTTATATTCCTCAAAATCACCTTCAAATGGCTTCATGCTTGACTCTGCCATGACAAAAGTTCCCTCTGTATAAACCAGTCTGTATATATCATTTCTTGAAACCTTGTTAAATCTTAATACCATATCTCTAACAATTCTTTGGTAACTGTCCCCTCTTGCAACTGCTTGTGCAAAATCTGTATTTAAGTAATTCGCTAACTTACTTGTGTTTCTCCAGATACTCTCTGAAAAATCATTTCCATTTGTCCAAGGAGTATTTACAATTGTTTTTACTATGTTCGAATTAACTGTGTAGTAATTTTTACCACATCCCATCAAATCCATAGTTGCATTTACACCTTTAACCGCTTGATTTTCAAGAAACTTAAGTAATTCGACATTATTCATTGCACCTATTTCCAATTGTTGCATGATTACTGACTGTTGTAAGCCCTCTAAACGGTTTAGATTGTATATACTTTGCCTTACAGGAAGTAAATGACTGTATTGTGGATATTTAATCGCGAATACATCCATTTGCTGCATTAACAAGTCTATATCTGCTTGTGATAATTTCGCCATCAAAGCCCTGTATTCAATCACATTGTCTGTGCCATACATTTGATAATAGGATGCTATCTTTGATTCCAATTTTCGTGCCTCCGCATTGTAATAATTAGACATCCTTTTTTTTAAAATGGTCTCGCTCGTTTCCATTCCCTTATAAAGTTCTTCTTGCCTATTCTTCCAGTACATTTATATCACTTCCTCTACTTGTCGGATAATCCGTTTCGTAATCTAAAGGATCTCGCTCTTTGTTGATTCTCTCCATTTCCTTTTTCACATCATCAACAACGGACAATGTTTTCAATATTGTTTCCTTGGACACACTGCCTACAAGCTTCTGTGCTGCCGTTGCTTCCTCTAATTGATTTGCTGGAATATTTTGCGTGAACTTGTATTGTATTCCCACCCATGCCTCTTTTGGCATTCCAGATAATGGATTGCTAAATATTAACTTGTATCGCCTATTCATTCCAGACGTAAATTTTCGCTCCTTGGTCTTTGCTAAATTACTCATGCTTTGAAGTTTGTACTTCAAGGATACTCCTGAAGAACCTCCAAAGTTCTCATCGGAAATATTGGCGACCATGCTGATTTGGAATATTAAACGTTCTAATCTATCAATTAAATTTTCTTGCGTTTCATCTCCACTTGGCTTTTCCAAGAACTCCACAATCATTTTTCCTGTGTCTTCACCCTCGAAGCTAATTATCCGATTATCTCTTATGTATTCCGTATCTTCATCTTCTATCTTCGCACCCAATATTTTCAAGTAAGCGTCTGCAAAATAATCAACATCATTTGCTTTTTCGCTAATAGCCTTATTGTATGCGTCTATCATTGGCAAAACAGCTTCAAATATCCCTTGTTTCTCCGCGTTCTCTGCATATTCTGTCGCTGGCACACCATCAAAGCCGTGGATTTTCTCTTCATCACTCCATGTACGCACAGCCTCCACGGATGTGAAGTGTTGAATAATTGCATTGTTTGACCAACTGCCGCATTCCACGCCTTCCGAATCCACGTAATATCTAACAAAATACAATGGTCTCTCTAGTATGGAATTATCGTATATCATGAACGATTCTAGCGGTGTAAGATATGTAATACCTATTCTGCCAACTTCATCAACAAAATACATTTCATAACCTCTACCAAAGATACTGCATATTTTAGAAAGTTCAGCGTTATTATCGTCTTGGTCATTATATTGGTCTAAAAATTCCAAAAACTGCGATATCGTTTCGTCTTCATGCATCGTTTTGATTGGGTTCCCTACAAAAAAACCATTCATAGTGTCCGTAATATATTTTGCAAAATTGACGGTTATTCTATTGTCTGGCTTCCAACTAGGTTTTTTAGCATCATTTAATATTTGATAATCATTCATATATGCATTTATTAATTTTTGAAATCTATTTGCTACCTCTGTTTTGTGTTTTTGAATACATTTACTCAGTAGCTCTTGTGTCATTATTGTTCCTGTTGGAACTTTGAACATTTTATATCCCTCCTGTTAAGTTTTTATTAATAGCTGTTTTCTTTTCTATTTTTCGCAAAAGACTTGCCGCACTATCTGGGCTATCATCGTGCTGTGCAAATTCATTGTAATCCAATATTTCGTTTATATAATTTGGGTCACTATCTTCCAACCACTGTATATTTGTCCATGCTTTTCTTAGATACGTGCTGATTTTCACAAATTTATTCATACTTTCATGGTATCCCTTTGTTGGCAAACCATTGGCGTTCATATTCTTTCGCAAATACCCCTTGTCTGCATTATCTTCGCAATAAATAGTTCCGACGCGATACATTTCGTGCAGTATTGCTATTTCTTCTAGACAATCGTCTACATGCTTATCCCAGCGCTTTCCAAAGCCTATGTACCCATTACCTAGTTTTTTGAATACAGTAAACACTGTGCCATCTGCTCCCGCATAACTGGCATCAATGTGGCTAATCCCACCATAGATTTTTTCTATTTCATTTGTGAATTTAGGCTCTTTAAAGATCGCATCCGAATCTGCTATATGTTTTAATTCATAATTGGCAGCAAATAGAGAATCCGACATTGATTGTCTTAATTCCTCTAACTTGTCTCGTGCGATCAATCCTGTTTCATAGCAGTCGTACTTAGTCACATTCGGCATCGTGGATATAACATCATCTTTATGCCATGGCGTTCCTGTGTTAATAAAGCGACCAGTACGATTTTTGACATTCTGTAGCTCCATATACTGTATTTTTGTTCGTTCTCTTTCTGCCCTACTGATACGATCTTTCAGATTGCAGATATCATCCGTCACAACGATATCTGCGTGTTTTCCTGTTATTGACGTTCCAATGCCCAACCCTAATACTTGGGAACTACCTCTTGTAGAGGTACATAGATTTGTATGTATTTCAGAACCGCTATTCTTTAAGAACACAAGATCGCAACCATATATTTCTGTTACTATCTGTTGCATTATTGGCGATAGCAGTATCTTATTAGCTTGCGTCATTACTTCCACGACATCTGTATCGGTTTTTCTAAAAAAAATTGCATTTTCATTTGGCTTTATTATCGTATGTAGTGCTAAAAACAGAGATAAATCAGTGGTCTTATAACTACCACGGTGTGCAAGTAGTGTCTGGTCTTTTTCTTCATACAAAAAAGACCTTAGCCAAGTGTTATGTAACTTGGTTAGATCTGTAAATCCCACCCAATGCCCTATTTTATACGGTTCATGGTATAGTAAATCTAAGTATCTTCTTGCTTTTTCTTGCATAAATACTCTTCCATTTCTTTTATACTTGTATCTATACTCCCAGACACTTCTACATTCTGCTTATCTCTCCACTCTGCAGGTTTTCTATTCTTTAGCCAAAATATTTGCGCCGTGGTATCTGGTACTACTTCTTTTACTACTTCTTTCGCTTCAATCATCTCACCACCTATATTTTCATAAGTGGTTTCTGTGTATTTGTACCCTAATGCTCTTTTAAGTAAAGCATTCTCTACTTGACGGTCAATTACTTCT